ATATTTTCTCAAAATATCATATCTCAAAAATAGTATACTATTTTTATCATCACTAAAAAATCTCATCAGACATTTGTTTGGAGGTTGGACATTCTGGTCTGACAAACTTTCTGTAAAAAATATCATATGATAAAAATATCACAAAATCTCCAAAGAATAAAATTGACTCTCCCAACTCTCTCCATACACTAGAAAGATGGCAACAGATCTGAAGTATATGATTGAAAGCAGTTTCGGTTCTTCTATTACAGAAGATGTTGCGAAGAAATATGCCACAACCATGATGAAGTGGATGGAGTATACGAAGAAGAATATCACAGATCTGATTAACAATCCAGAAGAGGCGATGGAACTTCTTCCAAGTTTTCCAATCGTACATTCTCCAGAGAATCATCATGCATATATTACTCCAATGACAGCGTATGCGAAGCATGTAATGAAGAATCAAGAACTGGAAAACAAATGGAAAGAGATAAAGAAGATAAATTGGGAGCCTATCCAACAACGATACGATGAGAACAGACCATCAGAACATCAGAAAGAACAGATTATGCCATTTGAGGATATTTTGAGGATCAGAGAGGAATTAGAGAAAGGATCTGTGGAGCGTCTTCTGGTATCCATGTATAGTTTGATGGAACCAAATCGTGCAGATTATTTTGCGACAGAATTAATAAAAACAGGACAGATATCTCAAGAGGAGAATTATATTACAGATGGAAAGCATCTGGTAATAAAAGATTTTAAGACGAAAGAAAGATATAAAAAGTTGGAAAATATATTACCAGAAGAAGTCCAAGAGGAGCTACGTGCCTCATTAGAGAAACGACCACGTAAGTATTTATTTGTACGAGAAGATGGCACTCCTTATCCTAATAAAAAACAATTTTCATCATGGGCTTGTCGTACATTGACGAGAGCGTTAAAGCATCCAATGACAATGATCACAATGCGTCATTTATATATCAAGCATCAAATAGAAACAAAGACTCCTCAGGAGCTAACCGCAATGGCGAAGAAGATGGGTCATACGCGATCAATACAGAGGGCATATGAATGGATCTAATAAAAAGATAAAAAGATAATAAAAGATAACTATATATTCTACTGGCGGGTCAAAGCTTAAAGTTTCGTCGCAATTATTCAGATCGCGTCACAGATATTTTCTTAGAAGGTCGTCCTTTCTTCTTAGGTTCTAGCGAAGCAGAAGCAGAAGCAACAGAAGCAGAAGCAGAAGCAGAAGATTTAATCTGTGATAATCCAGATGCATCTCTGTCAATAACAATTTGCGAATCAGCACATATTTTTAATTCATCCAGATGCGTGGCAAGATAAATACTGTCATACATCTGTAACATACTTCTAAGAAAGTCAGGAACCTTCTCAAGATTATCAGCATCACAAGATGTAAATCCTTCATCCATAAACATCTGATCATACTGGATGCGACAGAATCCAATCTGATGAAAAGCGACACGACAGGCCATTCCAACAATAAACCGTTGGAAGCCAGATGCTTTTTCAATGACAGGACGACTGGATCCATCACGAACAAACCAAGAGAGTGTACTGATTTTATCTAGCCATTCTCCTTCTAAACGAAGAGGACGATCTTCACAGATCATCTCCAAAACAGAATTGACTTTATTCATAATGAGAGGAGCAATGCGTTCATTATAAATCCATTCACGGTATCCATCAAAAGTAGTTGATAAGTAAGTAACAACTTCCATGACAGACTTGATGCCAGATATATCAACACCTTCAACTTTATTACCAGATCGTGTTTCTAGTTCTCTAACAAGAAGTTGCATCTGTCTCATCTTTTCCGTTTCTGTTTTCCATGCCATCCAATGAGGATACGCTTCAATGAGAGTACGTAGCTCTACAGCACGATTACGAAGAATATTTCTTTCTTTTGCAGTTTCAATTTCCATAAGAATCTCTTTCTTCTCTTTTTCGCATTCTTTCAATCCATCCTTGGCAATGCCAAATAACATACCAACTACAGAATGATAGTTACGAAGAAGTGTATACCAAGACGCATCTAACATCTTCATATTCTGTGTATACTCTAAGAAGCGTCTGGATCGTTCAGAACAATATAGATCATATTCTGTTTTCTTTTGTTCAATCTGTTTTTGTTTTGTTTCCAAACTCTGTCTTTCCAGAATGGCTCTGTGTAATATATTCTCACGTTCTTTTAATAAACTTTCTAGACGATCAGATTCTTTTTCAGCAGTATTATGTTTTTGACAGACTTCATCATATTCTGTCTGCCATTCTTCATATTGTATAAATAGAGTTTGTTCAGAAGAATACAGAGTATGCATTTGAATATAATGAGAACATCTAGACAGAATCTCTGTCGCGACAGAGATATATTCTGTATATTTAATAATATCAAATGGGATATCTTCATAAATATATTCGGATAATTCCAGACGCATCTGTGAGACAGAACGTTGTAACAGAGGTAACTCTGTTTGATACCGATCAAATGTTTTCTTCCAAGGTTGTTCTTTGCATGCTTTACATTTGGCATTAAAAGGATTGTCAGAACATGAAGTGATATAATTAATCATCTCTTGACATTTCTGTTCAGCAGAGAGAATTGCAGAGCATAACGTGGGAATATTCTGGATAGAGTCTTGAAGGAATCCTTCCAAATACATAATATAATGAATATCGCGAGAGGATACGATCTGACATGTATCTTGTAACCATGAACTATTCTTAGAAGATTTGTTAGGACGTTCTTCAGAGAGTTCATCTTTATGTTTACGAATGGTAAGATATTTCTTTCGTGCAAGTTTAATCTGTTTGGATAATTCAGAAATCTGTGGAGGATATTCTTTACAAATGACAGAACATTTCAACAGAGCATCTGTTAAATCTTGATCATCAAACACTTCAGAATATTCAGATGATTTAATAGCATCCCATGTTTCAAACTCTTTGTTCATCTCAAACAACTTCTGTACATCAACAGAATCAGAATCAACAGACTCAGCCAATTCATACAATGATTTTAATTTATAGGGATGTTCTTCTAACGAACGTTTTAACATAGTGACAGATTCAATAACAGATTCAAATGATTCTGTGGAAGATACAGAAGATACAATATCTGTAAAGGAATGATAGTCAACAAATACTTTTGAGTATGCAGCATATTTGTTTTTATTCTGTAACAGACAACTCTGTAGAACAGAAAGATCAGTAACTTCTAATGAGTTCCATTCAGTATATTTCTGTTGTGCATCTGCAATATCCAGATGAATAAGATCGCGTTCAGAGACATGATTCCATTGACTCTGTAGAGTAGAACAGATATGTTGTATTGTTTGAAGATTGCATCTAGTATCATCTAATTGTTTTCCTAAATGCGGATCGCGTCCACCAATGGCACCTTGATAATATGTTTCAATCAAATCAGAAGAATATTTATAATATTTCTCAATTTCTTTTAAGAAATCTTTTAATGAATTAACATGATCCATAGACATAATTCTGTCAAGTAATGTTTTCTGATCAGATGTTTTTAATGAGAAGAAGTCTTTGTCAGCATTTTGAGATAACATGGCAGTCATAAGATATGTCTCAATAGATCCAATATGTGTTTCAATCCAAGGATGAACAGCTCCTATCTGTTGATGAAGAATTCTTTCTTCACCATCAATATATTCAGACAGAATAATCTTTTCAAATTGAATTATTCTGGCATTTGAATTGGGTCGCATAACTCTCTGAAGAGTATATTTCTTATGATTCAATGAGAAGCTAATTATTGTACTTGCCCTTGTACCTAACGGTTTTTTATCACAGATAATACCAGCAGTATAGTTAGGATTCTCACGGCTTGGAAATCCTTCACCAAACAATGCGATACAGATAATCTCCAGAAAGTTAGATTTACCACAACCATTTTTAGCATTGATGATACAGATCTGTTTTGTATCTGTATCAAAATCATAACTATTTCCTTCACGATAGTTCAAGATCCAACTCCATTGAAGATTATGAATATGGAGTTTACCTTGAATGAAATGCTGTGAAGTAAATCGTTCAAAGTCCTCCATATATTTAGAAGATGCTTTAAGAATTTTATCAGATCGTTCATTAATTTTAGTAGAAAGTGCCACAGGATATTCAGTAGTAGATATGACAAGCTGTTCAGGATTCTGTAACCAGCCTTTCCATGAATCTGTGAATTTTTTTTGAGAAGTGTCCATTTTATTTTGAATATAGTCAATGAGAACATCCATGGAATTAATTTGAACTAGATCTGTCTCAGATTTATGTTCTGTTTTTTCTTCAGAAGTTTTTACAAACAGAATTTTTTTATCTTCAAAACATTTTAGATCCAGAGCATTTCCCAAAACGGAAACCTTGAGATGATTTGGAAACCAGTTTTGAGAAATAATATGTTTTACATTTGTATATTTTTTATCAACTATGATTTCTTCATTCTTTGTTTTAATAAATCCATAAGGATTATGAACATGAAATGCATGAACAAGTTTCTCTTTCAAATTCCACAGAAGATATCCATGCCCAAACAGAGGTTCTCCAAAGTCTTGTTGAATTAAACTTCCAGGATATCCCCATGGACTATTCTGATATGAAAATGTTTTGACATGTGAAGTGGACGGTAGAGGAGCAAAAGTATATTCAACAGGAGTTGCTCTGTTTACTTGTTGTAAATGAATATCTCCTAACAGAATTGCATCAAATCCTTGAAACCAATCAATAGGATATCCAGATAATGTGGGTTGTCCTGTCTGTAATGTGCATCCTGATATAGTTCCATGAAACAACGCCACATTATACTGTGAATCTCCCTTAGGAAAGGGAGGAAGATTGGGAGAGATCCCTGTAGTAGCACCATACAACAGAGTATCTTGGATGGCTACTAGACCAAATGACAGATTTTTGAATGTATATACATCTGTTTTGTCTAGATAGTGAAGATTTGGAATCTCATAACTCATTAATGCAGAGATCATGTCGCGTTCAGTTGGAACATCTTGACGATAGTCATGATTGCCACGAATGACAAAGACAGGAGCCAAAGCAGTTAACCCTCTAAACAGATGAAGAGTGAGTTCAAGTCCATAGGGTTCTAATTTATTCTTGTGATGAAACAGATCACCTGTGATAACAATGACAGACGTTTTATTCTGAATACACTCTTGTTGTGACAGAGATTGAAACAGATTGTTGAAGACGATAAGGTATTCCGTGTAACGTGACTTGTCATGGTTTCCTGCACGGATGTGAATGTCAGAGATATGAATAATTGATTCCATTATTGCGCGCTGTATCTGAGGTTGATATTTTTTATATATCAATTTACCGCGGTCAATTTTTTTGCGCGCTGAAAAAATGCGCGCGGTATCTTTTCATAATTTTGCGCGCCGTAGATGGAGTGTAAATCCGGGGGCAAAAAACACTGTGTAAATCCGGGGGCAAAAAACACTGTGTAGATCCATCCCTCTCCCTTAAATAAGGGATACTATAGTATCCCTTATTTAAGGGAGAGGGATGGATCTACACAGTGTTTTTTGCCCCCGGATTTACACAGTGTTTTTTGCCCCCGGATTTACACTCCATCTACGGCGCGCAAAATTATGAAAAGATACCGCGCGCATTTTTTCAGCGCGCAAAAAAATTGACCGCGGTAAATTGATATATAAAAAATATCAACCTCAGATACAGCGCGCAATAATGGAATCAATTATTCATATCTCTGACATTCACATCCGTGCAGGAAACCATGACAAGTCACGTTACACGGAATACCTTATCGTCTTCAACAATCTGTTTCAATCTCTGTCACAACAAGAGTGTATTCAGAATAAAACGTCTGTCATTGTTATCACAGGTGATCTGTTTCATCACAAGAATAAATTAGAACCCTATGGACTTGAACTCACTCTTCATCTGTTTAGAGGGTTAACTGCTTTGGCTCCTGTCTTTGTCATTCGTGGCAATCATGACTATCGTCAAGATGTTCCAACTGAACGCGACATGATCTCTGCATTAATGAGTTATGAGATTCCAAATCTTCACTATCTAGACAAAACAGATGTATATACATTCAAAAATCTGTCATTTGGTCTAGTAGCCATCCAAGATACTCTGTTGTATGGTGCTACTACAGGGATCTCTCCCAATCTTCCTCCCTTTCCTAAGGGAGATTCACAGTATAATGTGGCGTTGTTTCATGGAACTATATCAGGATGCACATTACAGACAGGACAACCCACATTATCTGGATATCCTATTGATTGGTTTCAAGGATTTGATGCAATTCTGTTAGGAGATATTCATTTACAACAAGTAAACAGAGCAACTCCTGTTGAATATACTTTTGCTCCTCTACCGTCCACTTCACATGTCAAAACATTTTCATATCAGAATAGTCCATGGGGATATCCTGGAAGTTTAATTCAACAAGACTTTGGAGAACCTCTGTTTGGGCATGGATATCTTCTGTGGAATTTGAAAGAGAAACTTGTTCATGCATTTCATGTTCATAATCCTTATGGATTTATTAAAACAAAGAATGAAGAAATCATAGTTGATAAAAAATATACAAATGTAAAACATATTATTTCTCAAAACTGGTTTCCAAATCATCTCAAGGTTTCCGTTTTGGGAAATGCTCTGGATCTAAAATGTTTTGAAGATAAAAAAATTCTGTTTGTAAAAACTTCTGAAGAAAAAACAGAACATAAATCTGAGACAGATCTAGTTCAAATTAATTCCATGGATGTTCTCATTGACTATATTCAAAATAAAATGGACACTTCTCAAAAAAAATTCACAGATTCATGGAAAGGCTGGTTACAGAATCCTGAACAGCTTGTCATATCTACTACTGAATATCCTGTGGCACTTTCTACTAAAATTAATGAACGATCTGATAAAATTCTTAAAGCATCTTCTAAATATATGGAGGACTTTGAACGATTTACTTCACAGCATTTCATTCAAGGTAAACTCCATATTCATAATCTTCAATGGAGTTGGATCTTGAACTATCGTGAAGGAAATAGTTATGATTTTGATACAGATACAAAACAGATCTGTATCATCAATGCTAAAAATGGTTGTGGTAAATCTAACTTTCTGGAGATTATCTGTATCGCATTGTTTGGTGAAGGATTTCCAAGCCGTGAGAATCCTAACTATACTGCTGGTATTATCTGTGATAAAAAACCGTTAGGTACAAGGGCAAGTACAATAATTAGCTTCTCATTGAATCATAAGAAATATACTCTTCAGAGAGTTATGCGACCCAATTCAAATGCCAGAATAATTCAATTTGAAAAGATTATTCTGTCTGAATATATTGATGGTGAAGAAAGAATTCTTCATCAACAGATAGGAGCTGTTCATCCTTGGATTGAAACACATATTGGATCTATTGAGACATATCTTATGACTGCCATGTTATCTCAAAATGCTGACAAAGACTTCTTCTCATTAAAAACATCTGATCAGAAAACATTACTTGACAGAATTATGTCTATGGATCATGTTAATTCATTAAAAGATTTCTTAAAAGAAATTGAGAAATATTATAAATATTCTTCTGATTTGATTGAAACATATTATCAAGGTGCCATTGGTGGACGCGATCCGCATTTAGGAAAACAATTAGATGATACTAGATGCAATCTTCAAACAATACAACATATCTGTTCTACTCTACAGAGTCAATGGAATCATGTCTCTGAACGCGATCTTATTCATCTGGATATTGCAGATGCACAACAGAAATATACTGAATGGAACTCATTAGAAGTTACTGATCTTTCTGTTCTACAGAGTTGTCTGTTACAGAATAAAAACAAATATGCTGCATACTCAAAAGTATTTGTTGACTATCATTCCTTTACAGATATTGTATCTTCTGTATCTTCCACAGAATCATTTGAATCTGTTATTGAATCTGTCACTATGTTAAAACGTTCGTTAGAAGAACATCCCTATAAATTAAAATCATTGTATGAATTGGCTGAGTCTGTTGATTCTGATTCTGTTGATGTACAGAAGTTGTTTGAGATGAACAAAGAGTTTGAAACATGGGATGCTATTAAATCATCTGAATATTCTGAAGTGTTTGATGATCAAGATTTAACAGATGCTCTGTTGAAATGTTCTGTCATTTGTAAAGAATATCCTCCACAGATTTCTGAATTATCCAAACAGATTAAACTTGCACGAAAGAAATATCTTACCATTCGTAAACATAAAGATGAACTCTCTGAAGAACGTCCTAACAAATCTTCTAAGAATAGTTCATGGTTACAAGATACATGTCAGATCGTATCCTCTCGCGATATTCATTATATTATGTATTTGGAAGGATTCCTTCAAGACTCTATCCAGAATATTCCCACGTTATGCTCTGCAATTCTCTCTGCTGAACAGAAATGTCAAGAGATGATTAATTATATCACTTCATGTTCTGACAATCCTTTTAATGCCAAATGTAAAGCATGCAAAGAACAACCTTGGAAGAAAACATTTGATCGGTATCAAACAGAGTTACCTCTGTTACAACGTTCTGTCTCACAGATGCGTCTGGAATTATCCGAATATATTTATGAAGATATCCCATTTGATATTATTAAATATACAGAATATATCTCTGTCGCGACAGAGATTCTGTCTAGATGTTCTCATTATATTCAAATGCATACTCTGTATTCTTCTGAACAAACTCTATTTATACAATATGAAGAATGGCAGACAGAATATGATGAAGTCTGTCAAAAACATAATACTGCTGAAAAAGAATCTGATCGTCTAGAAAGTTTATTAAAAGAACGTGAGAATATATTACACAGAGCCATTCTGGAAAGACAGAGTTTGGAAACAAAACAAAAACAGATTGAACAAAAGAAAACAGAATATGATCTATATTGTTCTGAACGATCCAGACGCTTCTTAGAGTATACACAGAATATGAAGATGTTAGATGCGTCTTGGTATACACTTCTTCGTAACTATCATTCTGTAGTTGGTATGTTATTTGGCATTGCCAAGGATGGATTGAAAGAATGCGAAAAAGAGAAGAAAGAGATTCTTATGGAAATTGAAACTGCAAAAGAAAGAAATATTCTTCGTAATCGTGCTGTAGAGCTACGTACTCTCATTGAAGCGTATCCTCATTGGATGGCATGGAAAACAGAAACGGAAAAGATGAGACAGATGCAACTTCTTGTTAGAGAACTAGAAACACGATCTGGTAATAAAGTTGAAGGTGTTGATATATCTGGCATCAAGTCTGTCATGGAAGTTGTTACTTACTTATCAACTACTTTTGATGGATACCGTGAATGGATTTATAATGAACGCATTGCTCCTCTCATTATGAATAAAGTCAATTCTGTTTTGGAGATGATCTGTGAAGATCGTCCTCTTCGTTTAGAAGGAGAATGGCTAGATAAAATCAGTACACTCTCTTGGTTTGTTCGTGATGGATCCAGTCGTCCTGTCATTGAAAAAGCATCTGGCTTCCAACGGTTTATTGTTGGAATGGCCTGTCGTGTCGCTTTTCATCAGATTGGATTCTGTCGCATCCAGTATGATCAGATGTTTATGGATGAAGGATTTACATCTTGTGATGCTGATAATCTTGAGAAGGTTCCTGACTTTCTTAGAAGTATGTTACAGATGTATGACAGTATTTATCTTGCCACGCATCTGGATGAATTAAAAATATGTGCTGATTCGCAAATTGTTATTGACAGAGATGCATCTGGATTATCACAGATTAAATCTTCTGCTTCTGCTTCTGCTTCTGTTGCTTCTGCTTCTGCTTCGCTAGAACCTAAGAAGAAAGGACGACCTTCTAAGAAAATATCTGTGACGCGATCTGAATAATTGCGACGAAACTTTAAGCTTTGACCCGCCAGTAGAATATATAGTTATCTTTTATTATCTTTTTATCTTTTTATTAGATCCATTCATATGCCCTCTGTATTGATCGCGTATGACCCATCTTCTTCGCCATTGCGGTTAGCTCCTGAGGAGTCTTTGTTTCTATTTGATGCTTGATATATAAATGACGCATTGTGATCATTGTCATTGGATGCTTTAACGCTCTCGTCAATGTACGACAAGCCCATGATGAAAATTGTTTTTTATTAGGATAAGGAGTGCCATCTTCTCGTACAAATAAATACTTACGTGGTCGTTTCTCTAATGAGGCACGTAGCTCCTCTTGGACTTCTTCTGGTAATATATTTTCCAACTTTTTATATCTTTCTTTCGTCTTAAAATCTTTTATTACCAGATGCTTTCCATCTGTAATATAATTCTCCTCTTGAGATATCTGTCCTGTTTTTATTAATTCTGTCGCAAAATAATCTGCACGATTTGGTTCCATCAAACTATACATGGATACCAGAAGACGCTCCACAGATCCTTTCTCTAATTCCTCTCTGATCCTCAAAATATCCTCAAATGGCATAATCTGTTCTTTCTGATGTTCTGATGGTCTGTTCTCATCGTATCGTTGTTGGATAGGCTCCCAATTTATCTTCTTTATCTCTTTCCATTTGTTTTCCAGTTCTTGATTCTTCATTACATGCTTCGCATACGCTGTCATTGGAGTAATATATGCATGATGATTCTCTGGAGAATGTACGATTGGAAAACTTGGAAGAAGTTCCATCGCCTCTTCTGGATTGTTAATCAGATCTGTGATATTCTTCTTCGTATACTCCATCCACTTCATCATGGTTGTGGCATATTTCTTCGCAACATCTTCTGTAATAGAAGAACCGAAACTGCTTTCAATCATATACTTCAGATCTGTTGCCATCTTTCTAGTGTATGGAGAGAGTTGGGAGAGTCAATTTTATTCTTTGGAGATTTTGTGATATTTTTATCATATGATATTTTTTACAGAAAGTTTGTCAGACCAGAATGTCCAACCTCCAAACAAATGTCTGATGAGATTTTTTAGTGATGATAAAAATAGTATACTATTTTTGAGATATGATATTTTGAGAAAATAT